TCGGAACGAAGATGGCGAGCATTCCCCTCAACATCTTCTACCGCGACTTCGCCAAGCGCCTGAAAGACGGCGACACAGACTTTGTGAAGTGGTGGCTCAACAACGAGCAGAACCGTCCATATCGCACGTTTAGGGGCCGCATTTAGGCAAGAATTCAGTCAGGCCGCGCGTTTCGATCAGTTTCTGTACGGCGGCGCTTGCATCTTCGATGGTGTCGAATACGCCAACATATCCGCCTCGACCGTATTGAGCCTGATATCGCCCGCTGCGAAGGAGGTAGACGCCTCGCGGCAACCCTGTCTTGGACAGCCTTTCTGGCAGGATGTTAGCTGAATTTTGTGCAAACGTAACGTCGCGTAGGTTGGCCCATGAATTATTGGTTGGGTCTCTGTCGATATGGTCAACAATGCCCTTTGGCCAGCTGTTGGTCATCCAGAGAAAGGCTAGTCGGTGGGCGTGGTAGTCCTTGCGGTCGATCATAATCGCGATCGCGCCCTTGCTGTTCTGTCTGCCGGCGCGCGTGCCCGCTTTGCTTTTCCCGCCTCGTCCATGGCGGTCTTCGAGCCAAGTAAAAGCGCCCGTGTCAGGGCTGTATTCAACGACTGAGCGAAGGTAATCGCCGGTCATTTCTGGCCAATGAAATCTCTTGTGACTCATGGGTGTCTCCGTTGTCTAAAACACTAACAGAAACAATCATCAAACACAAGAGCCGGAAGGTCTAAATGGCACTTGCCAACTACACGGATCTCACGTCCGCCATTGCTGGTTGGCTTGCCCGCGACGACCTGACGTCGCGCATCCCTGACTTCGTCACGCTTGCCGAAGCCAAATTCAACCGTGTTCTGCTCCATCCTCAGATGGAGACCAGGAGCACGCTTACCGTCGATACCGGCGCGGCCAGCCCTGAATTTCTCGATCTGCCGTCCGACTTCCAGACGATGCGCAGCGTTCGGCTTAGTGGTGTTGTCGGCAAGCCTCGCCTTGGGTTCATGACGCAGACCCAGATGGACGATTACCGCTTCAGCATCGACAACGTCGCCGCTCAGCCGGTCTACTTCTCGATCACGGGTGATCAGATCGAGCTCGCGCCGACGCCGAACGAGAACTTCACCGTCCAGGTCATCTATCGGCGCAATATTCCGGCACTCGCGACCAATACCACCAATTGGCTGATGACACTGGCGCCCGACCTGTACCTCTACGGCTCTCTGCTCGAGGCGGCGCCGTACATGCAGAACGATGAGCGGCTTGCGGTCTGGGGCCTTGCCACGCAGACGGTAATCGATCAGCTCAACGCTCATGGCGAGCGCCAGACGGCCAATTCAGGCCCGAGCACGATCACGCTGCCCGGGGTCGTCCCCTAAATGCCGCTGCTCCCGTTCGGCGCATGGAACCCTGATACCTCGGACTATGAGAGCCAAACGAAGTCGCACGACATCAACAACGTGCTACCGCGAGCGGATGGTTACGGCCCGTTTCCTGACTTCGCCATCCTCTCGCAGGCGCTGATTGGAGCGTGTCGCGGCGCGTTCTATGCACTCAAGTCTGACGGCTCAGTGGCCGTGTTTGCCGGGACGAGCGATCGTCTCTGGCTCGCCAACAACACGGACTATTCCTGGACACCGGTATCAAAGGTAGCGACCGTCACGATCTCGAACGCCAGCCCCGGCGTGGTGACGCTCGCTTCGCACGGATTTGTGGCCAATGATCCCGTCGTTTTCTCGACATCGGGCTCGCTCCCGACCGGATTAACGCCCGGCACGACATACTACGTCAAAACGGTTCTGACGGCGAACACGTTCACGGTGTCGGCAACAGCGGGCGGCGCGGCGATCAATACCTCGTCGGCCGGATCTGGCACGCATTCGGTCACGCACATCTACTCGTCCTTGTCGAGCGATGCGCAGTGGCAGTTTGCACAGTTTGGCAACCTCGTCTTTGCCACCCAGAAGAACGCTGTGCTTCAGGTCTATAACCTGGCTTCGTCCAGCGCATTTGCTGATAACTCCGGCTCCCCGCCGCAGGCGTCATATATTTCGGTTGTGGGTCGCTTCCTGGTGCTGTCCGGCCTTCTCTCGAATCCGTATCGCATTCATTGGTCCGCGCTGAATGACACCACGGGCTGGACCGCAGGCACCAATCAGTCAGACTATCAGGACTTTCCTGACGGTGGCATTGTCCGCGGTGTGGCCGGCGGCGAGTTCGGAACTGTTTTTCAGGACCAAGCCATTCGGCGGATGTCTTACATCCCTGGCTCAGACTTGATTTTCCAGATCGAGCGCATTGCGCAGGATCAGGGTCTGTTCGCGCCTTACAGCATCGTGCGTGCGGGGATCTATACGTTCTTTCACTCCGCTCAGGGCTTCTTCAAGATCGCGCCTGGCGGTCTTCCTGAGCCGATTGGCCGCGAGAAGGTTGACCGAACGTTCTTTAACGATCTCGATAAAACTGAACTGCGGATGTTCATCGGCGCATCCGATCCGCGATCAACCCGAGCGTTCTGGGCCTATAAATCGACGTCTGGAACGACCGGGCTCTATGATAAGATCATCGGTTACGACTATGTTCTAGACCGCTGGTTTACGGTCGATATGACCGGCGAATATCTGTTGGGCATGTCGCAGCCCGGCATTACGCTCGAAAACCTGGACTCGCTGTCATCGTCTATCGACGCGCTTGGCGCCTCTCTGGATAGCTTCGCAGTTTCGACCCAGCCGCTGATTGCACAGTTCTCAAGTGCTCACAAGATGGGCTTTTTCTCGGGCTCTAACCTCGAGGCGACGCTTGAGACGGCAGAGCAGGGTACAGATGGGCGCCGGATCTATGTGAACGGCTTTCGGCCCGTTACGGACGCTTCGACGTTCTACGGCTCAGCCTCCTATCGCGAGACACAGCAGGACACTCCAACCTCTACGGCTGAGGTCGTGCGCAACTCGCGAACCGGACGCTGCGATATGCGCCGCTCGACGCGCTACTCGCGGTTCAAGGTGCGAATCCCTGCGTCCACGTCGTGGACGTATGCGGCCGGCGTCGAGCCTGACGTGAGGACCGAGGGTCTTACCTGATGGTCTACGCGCCCGGCACGCTTGAGACTGACCCCAAGAAGCAGAACATGGCCCTGCAACAGCAGGCCAGTGCTATCACGTCGGCGACGACAGATATTGCAGCGCTGCAATCCGATGTCACGACGCTGCAAACCGATGTCGCGGCGAATACGGCGGCAATCGCGGCCATAAAGTACGGCGGTCAATGCAGACTAACGAAGTCAGGATCTAATCTCCTGCTTTCGCCGCACAATGGCAATGCAATCATCGTCAACGGCTCTGTCTGCACCGTTCCTGATGCCGGCGTGTCGCTGGCGGCGACGAGCCTATCGTCCGGGACGACCTATTTTATCTATGCCACTGCGAGCGGCGGTGTCGTAAACGCGCTGGAAGCCTCGACAACGGGCCACGCCACCTCGACGACATCGGGCAACAAGGGCGTTGAGATCAAGAGCGGAGACGATGCCCGCTCATTGGTGGGCATGGCGCGCGTCATTACCGGACCGGCATGGGCTGATAGCTCGACGCAGGCATTTGTGCTTTCGTATTTCAATCGCGGGTCTAAGGGCCTGGTTAATCACATAACGGCCACCCGGAGCACGGCAAGCACAACGTTTGTTGAACTCAACAGCGAAGTTCGATGCGAGTTCCTGACGTGGGCTGATGAGGTTGTGCAAGCCAGTATCGCGGGGTCAGGCTATCCCGGCGCGGGTAGCGTCGCTGTCTATGCTGCCATCGGATTTGACGGCGCAACGGCAGAGGATGGTATGGCGGCCATTTCTGACGGAACGGGCGGCGCGCTTCGCCCGGTTGCGGCTACCGCATCGCGTCGTCTGTCTGAGGGATATCACTACGCGACGATCTTGGGCGCGGGTGATGGCGGATCAGGGACGTTTAATCTGTACTATGTGTCGGCCAACAACGGCTTTCGCTCCGGCCTTGTAGTGACGGTGCGCGGGTGAGCGTTAAGCTCGTCTGCGTCGATCCGGCTCGCATCGATGAGATGTGGCCGCATGTGCGGGATAAGATCAGGGCGGCTATCGAGCGGACTGGACTGAGCAGTTTTGCGGACATCGAGGCTGATGTTCTGAGCGGAGTGCAGCTCGTCTGGATCGCTTGGGACGGCAAGGAAGTGCTGGCGGCTGCGACAACGCAGATCGTGAAGCCATTGAGCAAGATTTGTGTGTTGACGGCCTGCTCTGGCTACGATCGGGAGCGCTGGCTTCCGCTGTTCGCTGAAATCGAGAAGTACGCAGAAAACGAAGGCT